CAACTAACTCTGTTTCAAAGTTATCCATCATGTAGTGAAAGAATCTGTCTGCTTGTTCGTTCCAATTTTTTGTTTTCTTTTCATGTGCTTGTTGTAATTCATAACACAATGAAACTGTAAGAGAATACATCGCTGATATCTCTTTACATTTTAAGTCTTTAACCTTACCGCTTAATATATCTGATGGGTTAGGTAACTGGCCGCTAACTTTACGATGATTCATAAATTTAACAGCCAGGCCTTCTCCAACGGCTCCTGCAACGAGGTCAGTGAGCGTACTTTCTGGCAGGGTATCCGATAGAAGTTGTGATACAAAACTCCAGCTTCTTGGAGTTGCGAATGATCTTGAAGATCCTTTTGGATCAAAATCATATAAATCTTGTTTTGCGAAGGTTACATAACCTACAACATCTGAGTGAATGTGTTGTTTAGTTGCCCATTGTAACCAATCATCGTAGTCTACTCTTAATTCTATGTGAACAAATCTGTTGGCTAATGGAGCCGGCATTCTGTAAGTGACACCTCTGTCAACATCTCTGTTACCAGCCGCCACAATTGCTACACCTTCCGGAAGGTAATATTGTCCTACTCTTCTGTTTAAAATAAGTTGATAAGCCGCCGCCTGTACTGCCGGAGCCGCTGAATTTAATTCGTCTAAGAAAATAATTGCAGTTGATTTAGGATCAGTTGGCAATTCTGCCGGACTCGCCCAAACCATATTGTTTTCTTTTGCGTTGTAATAAGGAATACCTTTAATATCTGTAGGTTCCCATAAAGGAAGTCTAATATCAATAACTTCTCTTTTTTGTGTATCTGCAATTTGTTTAACGATATCTGATTTACCAATACCTGGTGCTCCCCACATCATTAATGGTCTTTGTAATTTGATACAATGTGTTAATGCTGATTTTGCCTCGTTTGGTGTGACAGTTCTATTTTGACTGCCTACTGCTTGTTCTTTGTTTTTTGGTCTTGCCATTTTGTACACTCCTGTTTAAAATGTTTATATTATTATAATAGCACAGGATTGTAATACGTCAACCTGGTAATTATGGCTAAAAGTCGCTATTTTACTGGATTTTTTAAAGGTTATGCCATTTTCTTAACGATTTTACGTAGGTTTCTAGTACATTATTGGCATTAAAATCGAATAATTCTAGGTGTGAATATAATTGTTCAATATTCTCCATGAATTTGCTATGTTTAAAAATAGAATTCATATCAAATTTGTATGTTTTAAAAGGGATTATAAATTTTGTTGATATTCTTAATTTTTCAGGTACTTTTTTAAGGTTCCAACATAGGGTTTGAAAAGCATCAGTATTAACTAATTCAATTGCTGATATAGATTGTTTTTTTATAGTAAAAAATTTTTGATACTTTTGTTCAACACCATGACAAACAGATGGAATATACTTTTTTTGTTTTAGTATAAGATCCATAATAGAATCACCATAAATTTCGCCTTTTTCTAAATCCCACCATAGTTCATGATTAATGTCTTTGTTTTTGGGTATTGTTTTTAAACAGGATTGTAGTTTAAAATCATATAATTTTTTATCAGTTAAATTACTTTCAATTATGGCTGTGTTTAAATCTCCAAACCATACTTGACTTGATAGTCCTAAACAATGATTTATTAGTTTTCCACCACTCCATGATCTAAAAAAAGTGATTATATATGGTTGATTTATAAAACTTTCATTTGAAAGCAAACTTGTATTAAGTTGGTTATTATTCATCTTTGGTTTCGTCTGCTTTACTCATAGCCCGTGCCAAACCGTATTTTGTAACATCTCCCGAAAACAGCATGAGTTGTAATGCCATTTTTTCTTTGGTCACTATTATTTGTTTTTTGTCAACGTAATAAGGACAATCTACAAATTCGTCCAGCCAAAGAAATGTTTGTGGTGTGAATATAATTTTAGCAGGAAATTTAATGTCATAGGTTTTAATGTCTAATGACCGTATACATTCAAAGCCTGTTTTTGTAAGCCTTAATGAACGTGCTTGATAACTTTCCCTTACATTTTGCCACCAAGTAAAATACGCAGTTTTTATACTTTCTTCATGTAAAGGTTGTTCTTTAAGTATTAGAAAGGTTCTTGTGTATGCCGTCTTAACGTCCATACATTTAATTATCTAGTGAATTTTTGGCCTGATTTTAAAAGATACACTGCAAACTTATCTGTTTTGTGCATCACATTAAGTTTTTTAACTAAATTTTCCGCGTGTCCTGGATTTGAAAATGATACTTTTTTGTATTTTGGTCCTGGGTAATTAGCAACTAAACTAGAAGATTTTAAATTAATAGGTTTACCATCGTGGAATACTGCCCAGATGCCTTCAGCCGCAAGGACTTCGTCCAATTTGTATGTTTCCTTATTGGATGATTGTAGAATAACTGTTGGCTTCGGTCTGCTCATAATACAACTATATTTACCAATAATTGTATGACTATTTTTTATTGAAGTCGCCGCCGTCCATTTCGACATTTATCGTTGATGCCTGTTGAGCAGTTTTGAGTGCGTCGATGATTTCATCTTGAACGTGGACGAGTCTTGTCATTACTTGTGATAAAGAATCAGCTAACTGGTCAGCCTCTTTGGCTGATAGACGTATTTCTTTGTCACCTTTTTGACGCAGAGTTCTAATTCGACCTAGTATGTCTTCAATCGGTCTTGTTTGTATCTTGGTTTTTAATGGCATTGTTTAATATTTGTAACATTTCAACTTTACTTTTAATTGGTCCCTTATAAGCATATCGTTGTAACGTTATTAATTTTGGACAATATGCTTTTCTCCATTTTACTTTTTCAAAATATACGATATAATATCCTGCACAAAACACACTTTTTGATTTAGGCGTCTTGGTATAAATGGGTAATCGTTTTTGTACGTCAAACATTGAGTTATACGGTTTTTGTGAACATGGATAACCATGTGAATTATAATCTTCGCCTTCTAATCTATCCCATTTGTTAACATTAACAACTTCTTCTGTTTGTTGAGGTTCAAATATATTAATCCCAAATTTACTGAACAGGCTTTCTTGTGTATGATAGATTTGTTTTTTATCTTGTTTGCTTAAAAAGATCCATCCGTTATCGTCTTTTTTTTGAAGGGTACCTAACTTTTGGCCGTGTTCTTCTACAATCCAAAATTTATCTTTTACAAGTGTTTTCGCTTTTATTGTCATGCACTTAACCTCGCATTAAATGGCTCTACGTACAGTTGAGCCTGCTCACTAATTTTATTTAAATCATACTTGCCACAGAACCTCATGAATCTGACTCCAACTTGTGATATATTTTTATTTTCTGCTTTTGCTTGTGCAATTGTTTGATCAAGTTCTTCTACAATTGCTTCAGGTTGAGCATGAAGGTCAACTAAAAATTTATTTCTTTCGTAATCGTCTATTACTCTATGTTCCTTGCCATCATGATCTACCCATTTTGTTAGCATTAAATTATTCCATGTATAACCTTTTGCTTGTCTATCTGCAAATGCTTCTCTTAATCCTATTTTGTTTTTAGTACCTTTTGTTCTTACACCTGGATATGCACTAAAAATATTATCTGAAGGATCGCCACGCATACTTTTTTCAAATAACATCCATTCAATGTCTGGTGCACCTTTTGGTGCTTTAGTTTTTTTGTCTATAATTTCGTTACCCTTTACATCAAACCATCCTTCGTGTGTAAGAGTTGTTTCTTGTATTCCGTTGTATTGTTTAACATTTTCGTTTACAAGTTGATTTAAATCTTTATCTGTACTTAAAATAACGTGGTTAGTATCAGGATGTTTGTCTATCCAACGTGCAATTAAATCATCTGCTTCGGCTCTAGAGTTTTGTAATACAGTAACGTTTGTTTTTGTTTTTAAAAAGTTAGTAAAATCATCATAACACTCCCAGAATACTTTATTTTCATCTTTTTCTTTTTCAGTCATTGCTTCAAATACTTCTTTTCTGTTTCGTTTGTATGGAGCATAATGGTCTTTACGCCAACTACGACCTTCTAAACAGAATACAAGATGAGAGCCATCAAAATCTGTCCATGCTTTTTTAACGCAACTCATAAT